CGGCGGGGGCGATAAAATTCAACGACAAATATTATCTACATTCACCTGTGGGTTATTCGGACAGGTAAGGAACGGATGCCCGCCTTTGCCGAACAGGCGGCAAATGTTGGGGCGATGTTCGTAAATTGTGCAGTAAGCCAGGCCGTTTTCATCGTATGCCAGGAACGGGCAACGGATACCATCGACTTGATTGTCTATAAGGCGATGTTCTTTTTCTGCTGTTTCTGCGGCCTGTAAGAATTTTTTATATGCGTGTTTTGGAAAATATACAGTTTTTCCCTGTAATTCGGCTTTAACAAATCCGATATGTTTGTCTTTGGCGTATTTACGAATAGCGTTATATTCGTCTTTTGAAAACGGGACGATGCCACAACATTTACCGCATCTTTGGCACTTAAAAGTTGTCATTCTTGTTCCTTTTGTTCATGAATGTTGCCGATGATTTCTTCGGGGGATTCTTTTACATTTAGTGTTTTCTGATTTCTAAAAACGATTTTAGTTATTGCTGGTCTGCCCACACCAACGCAAACAGCATTGACCGAACAAAGATGTACTATTTGTTCGGGATTTATATAAATAGGTCCGTCTGGATAAAAAATATCATGTGTGCCAGAGGTCATTTTTGTCAATTTTATAAAACGCGGGCGAGTCATAAAGTAATCCTTTTTATTGTTTTTCATTACTTTGCGGTTTGAAAGTAATGGTTTGTTTATATTTTATTGCAAGCAACCACGATAGGTTATTTTTTAATGTGAGCAATTGGATATAATTTATGGCATTTCTTACACATAAAAACTTGACCGGCTGTTAGAAAACCATTTCGTTTGATAGTTATAAGTTCCATTTCTTGTCCGCATTTTTCACAGATGTTATTTGTTTTATCGATTGGTAATCGTTTGTAATCGGATAATTTTCTCATTCTTGTATCCATTTGTTATATTTTTGAATTGCATATTTCTTTTTCTTACCATAATAACATCTGTTGTTTTTGCGGTCATATACACACCACAATCTTTTATATTTCCATCGTTCATCATTCAACGAGACGCGCCAAATGGGTTCATAGATAATTTCATAATCTTTTACTTCGTTCATTTCTTTTCTCCACACTTCATAAGTGAATCTTTCCAATCCCCGTCAAAGCGTTCTATGTTAAATGCACCCAGTTCATATAAGTCGCCATCAGACAAGAACTTCCAGATTCCAAGATCATCTGGCACTGGTTTATGCTCGTACCAATACCATATACCATTTTTCTCCATCGCGACAAAACCCGAGCGCAACAGTGGCAATAATTCCTGTATTTTCATTTTAATCTTTCCCCCAGTTTAATTTCCCAACATTTATCTGCGTTTAAGTCGTTTGGTTGGTTCTCTAATAATCGTATGCTTTTAAGTTCAAAGCACATAGTTTCTTTTGTATAGCCTTTATGAAAAACGACTTTATCATAAACGAATTGACGCAGATGAACACGGGTTGAATCTTTGTCGCCTGTAAATCTACGATTCCAATATGGCGTACAGGCACGATATTCGCTGGTCTTTTCGCCAGACGCAATCTTATCGTACCACTTGTGTTTTAATACTAAATGCAATGTTTTCATCTTTCTACTCCACTAATGCCTTGACTACTGATAAAACTTGTTCTGGTGTGCGGTCGTGGAACGACATTTCTTCTCGTTCTTGCCAAATTATTAAATTACAAGATTCGGAATAGGAAAAGTCCCATAAGGTGAAATAACAAAAATCGTATTCCAAAAATCAACTTCCACAGTAATGTTTGGAATCTTATTCAGTTCTTCAACCAATTCTTCTCTTGTCATTGTTTTTACCTTTTGTTGTACGAAATACAGGGATTATTTTTAATCCGTATTGTTTGGCCAGATATTTTGAATTACTGGATTCTATAAACGCTTTTGCCGTTTTGATACTTTTGAACCGTTTGACGCTTTTGTTGTATAAAACCCTACACGACCGCAACACAATACCATCAACACCTTCAAGATAACCATATATAGTTTCTATCACATAGTATTTATCTGTCATTGTTTGAATCCTTTGGTTCGTCAAAATTCAAATATTCTTCCCATAGTTCTGGCCATGTTAGTTTGATTTTTGTGGCATTCCACATATCCGCGTGCGACAAAGCAACGCCCAAGGCTTGTACAAAACTGCCACCGTATTTTTTCATATTCTCGGCAACTGTAAATTTTTGTGCGTAAAATAAATTCAAGTCGTGTGTGTTCATTTTTTATTTGTCCCTTGAAAAAGTGTAAAATATTGCCAAAAAGTCCCTTGAAAAAGTGTAAAATCATAAATCCTGAACCTGACGCATAATGTCGGTTATCTCTTCTTCTGTATCGCAACGGATAACATCTTCGGTGATACCAGTATCATAAACCAAAACATATTCTTCTGGCGTGCCCCGAATGATTGCGATTTCGAAAACACTGCCGTTTGTTATCAGCGGGGCTTTTCGGATAACCGACACACCAAAACCATTATCGAAGACGATAACAGCGTGTTCTGCGTATCTGTTCTCACTAAGTAGCCCCGTTGTTTGTACTTCGGTTGCCAACCGGTGCGGCTTCCATCTCAAATCAGAAAAAGTTTTATAAGTCATTCCACATCCTCCACAAATTTAATCTCATCACGACATACTGGGCGGCAATACGAATAAAAACCACCATTTTCCATTTGATATTTATCGCTTCTATTTTTAACGATTGCTTTCAAAATACCAATATATTCACAAGTGGCACCAGAGCCACTGAACCAACATAATTTTCCAACCAACTGTGCTTCATCAACAGGTCGGGTGATTTCTGTTTTGCTCCAACGAATTCTCAGCCAAGAAATCGTTTCTAAATGTTTGTCATTCTTATCATATATTCCTGCAAAGCCGATTGATGTTGGCATAATTTTTTGAACTTCATCAGGAAACAAAGCGAATAAGTCCTTTACATCTTGCGGATTATCCACATCAAATATTCTTTGTGTCATTTTATATCCTTATGGTTTCAAGTTCGTATTCATCTTGTAATTTCAAAACAACACTGCCGAATGCCGGTGATTTTTCATTCGCCCCAATCCCTGATTTGAATTTTATCCGACCTGCCGGCAAAAATATCTTTATTTTTACCCCCCCCCCCCATTTTTGCAAGCAATCATGCAACCGGCGCGTTGTTAAAAACTCAATCGGGCACAGAAAAAATATATCATTGCGCGCAATTTTATATGTTCGCACGGCCTTATCAAAAAACTGGTGTTTTTGTGAAAATGGTGGGTTTATCCAAATTTTACGATACCGTGTCCAATCTGCAAACAACCCGTCCGTCTCAACAGTATCGTAATTTGGTATGCCTAAATATTCTGCCTGCTCGGCCGTGGTTGCCGGGTCATAATCAAACGGCCCGAACAAATCTACAATATGCCGTGGTGTATAATATTCGACATTGGATTCGTTAAAAGAAACTGCGCCTTTGGACATTCTGTTCCCCTTTTTAATCTTCAATGCTAACTTTAATTTCGCCGTTCCCCATTTGGTGATTCGGGATTAAAAGTTTTTCGTATTCGTCTATCGGGATAAACCGCCCATTGTGTTTTATAAAACAACCAGTCGCCCAGTGAAATTTTGTCTCGGCATCGTACAGTTCCGCCGATTTAGAACAGGACTGTTGTTCAAATATTATTGCTGTGCCATAAAACATAAAAATACACAACGCAAACAATATAAACAGTCCGCCAAACACACCACATACAAATCCAAATTCTTCCCAAAAAAACGACATAATATACTCCTTTGTTTGTCTTGTTGGCGGGGCAAGTGCATATTTGGTATTTTCTGTCAAACACCCAAAGTCATCGTCTTGTTCAATTATCTGCACCAGACATGGCATCGATAGCGGTATTGCACATAACCGTCAATTTTATTGCCCCTTAAAAATACGCCTGTTCGTGTTATTGTCGTTCCTTGCTAGTACCCAGAAACTGGGCCGGCGGCGGGTACATAGCATAACGCGGTTCACAGATGCACAGGACCAAGCATCATAAAGGAGACGCCGCCTAAACTTGTGCCAGTTTCGGGCGGGATACTGGCAAATCCCAGTGGAAGTATCGCTGCCCTAGCACACTCCCCGACCGCCTGCCGTCTTTCCGTGCGTATTCGGACGGCGCGAATCATCAAATGTCTTGTCGCAGGTTATTGGATTCGCCTACGACAGTTGCGCACAGAACTGTTTGCTACGCTGGTCGTTCCTACCTTGATAGCGTTTGGTCTGTATTTCATGTTTTACTCCAATGATTTAGTAAAACCATTGACCAACGCTGCTTGCAAATCAGCGAACCTCTTACCTGCTTTACTCAACTCACTCTTGAAGCAATCGATAAAGTATGCTAGAAATACACTCATCGTGCTTAAAGACATATTTGTCCCGCTTAAATTAACATTTTGTGGTACAGAATCAACCACGTCTGCCGTTATTACTATTTTTGCTTGTGCCATTTTCGACTCCTTTATGCACAAATTATAACACGCAAATCGGCGTTTGCAAGTTAAAAATAACCGCGCTGATTAAACGCTTCGGATACCGCCATAGTCATCATATCAACTTGGTCGTCATGCAATGCCGAGCCATCGGCTGTAAAGTTATTTAATTCGCGCAAAAATTCTTTGGTAATCGGGTGCTGCGGACTATCTGGTAGTTCGACATTCCCCGCCGCAACCTGGGGGACAGCATCAAGTGCGCGTGATAATTTATCTTTTTCTGGGGCGTACGGCATAATCGGCAATCCACCAACGCGCCGCAATTGTTGTATAACCTGCGTCCCTGATGCCTTGTCTTCGATATAAATAGCCGAACAACGACAAGTCCCTATACCTGGTTGCCATTTTTCCCATAGGGCAACAAAAGTATTTTGCAACTCTGGGATTTCCATTTTTGCATGAATAACATCAAGTAATCGCAATCTGTTTTGAACAGTGACCCCCCAAACGCCAATTGCGGTAAAATCATTCCATTCTCGCGTTTTATTAGCGGTATCTGCGGTTATGAATATTCGCCGATACGGCACATTATCATTTGTATCATAGAAACGCCACCAATCTGGGTGAAAAACTTGATTTGCTTGTGCTATTGGTTCTTGCATATACTGGGATTGCCAAGCGTAATCGTCTAATTGCAATTCACGGATTCGTTCTGGTGTATATTGCGATGGTATCTGGCAAACTCCGTTTTCGTCCAACAATGGTTTTTTTAATACAGAAAAACCGTATGTGTCGATTAAATAACCCGATATATCGTCTTTATTTACACGCTGTTGAACACAACCGACAACAGCGTTCGGCGTATTTAGACGAGATAATAGTGTTTGAGAAAAAAATTCGTGCGTTTTTTGCCGCATAACTTCTGATCGCGTTGTGTCAGAAACCTTGTCAAAGTCGTCAAGCCAAACGCCGCCCGAAAAGCCTTTTGCGTTTCGTATCCCTGCGCCAAACCCTAAAATCTGGCCACCAGCCGATGTAAAAAGAATCATGCCACCAGCGTATGTGATAATTTTCTTTGATGTGTATGTATTCTTGCCAGTTTCGCGTTTTATATATTCCGACCAGAAATCATCAACCGCGCGAACTTCTTCCGAGGTTTCCAAATATTGCTGATTTGGATACATGGCTTTATAAATTGGATTTTCAAAAATTTGCGCGATTTCTGATGAAATAGTGTTTAACAACGATTGCGAATACGAAGTATATATCCAATTGCAACGCGGGTCTATCGTCATCGTATAGACAATAAAATATTTTGATAAAGTTGTTTTTGCCGACCGTGGTGGCAAGTTTATAACCTGACGAATAGCGCGCTGGGCGTAAATGTCGTCAAATATATCAAACAAATCTTGATGAATCGGCTCAACAACGAACGGACGATTTTCGCAAACCTTGAACATGTAAAGAAACCAGTCGCGAAAACCGCGCTTTAATAATCGCTGCCCTATTAACTGCGGTGTGGTATCACTCATTTTCCTATTATTTCGTCAATATGCGAATCCACGGCGTCTAACTCGTCTTTTGACACATATTGCACAACGACATTCGATGATGCCGATGCTGGGTTTATTTTTTCGCCACCCAACATACCGATTTTTGCCAGGCGTTCGATATCGCCCGCGTTAATAATATTCGGCAATGCGCGCACCAGCGTTTGTTCAACAATTGATGTTCGCAGATCGTTCATATTTAACCCGTTTTTTTCAATTGTGTTGCGGATTTTTTCGTCTTTGATTTTTCCATCAAAGAACAATTTAACCGCTGCGGATATAGTTTGTGCGATTTCCGCGGGCGTTTTACTGCCATCAGACACTGGCTCGTCTTGTGCCTGTTCAAAAGCGGCGCGGTCGGCTGCGCCCCATTCTTTAACGGCTTCCGCCTGCGCCTTTAATTCCGCGATTTTTTCTTGATCCATTATATTTCTCCTATAAAACACAAAACACCATCAAAAAATAAATCTTATCTTTCATTTCTTTCAAACTCATGTTTTTGCGCGACATACCCGCAAGTGGGGCATTGCAATAAATCTTTTTCTTTTGTTTCATCTGGATTTTTTTGTTCCGGCTGTGTCGGCAAATCGTCAATATCGAATGTTAAATCGAATTTCTGCCAATCTATCGGGTCAAAATTCATTTGCGCGGCTTCAATATCCCATGAACCACCCAACACATTATGCCCTAAAATCGCGTCTTTTTCTTCCTGTTCCGTCAATTCGCGCTGCGCAACCAATACTTCAATCACCGCATCTGGGTCGTCCTGATTCATTATAATCCAGCGTGCATGCCCAGATAGTATCTTGTTGTGGCTATCTATTATCAGGCGCATTGTGTATCCGTTATCTTTTAACGATTCCCGCAAACCTTTTAGCGACTGCTCCGTGATTGTGCGCGGATTTTTTGGATTCGGGTGTAAATCGCGAACGCGCCGCAGTTCGTGTTTCCACAGGCCGTTTTTATCCCACGGATTATGTTCTTGCAAAATATCAGTCATTAGAATTTCTCCACACGGCTAATCGATTGAATTTTCAGATGTTCGGGCTTTAACCGCAATCCTGCGGCCACAGCATTAACAATTTTTTTTAAATCAAATTGTTCCCATTTCCACGATGACACATATTCAACATGGATTTCCTTACCGTGGGTTTTGTATTCAACCTTGTAAATCTTGTGGAATAATCTAAAAAAGAATTTACGCATATTTTGCTCCTTTCGTATATGATTTAGCATAAAAAAACGCAGGATAAAAAGCAAGAAAAAAAGCACCGGCGGATTGATTAACCGATGCTTTTTCTCTCTCTTTCCCCAGCAAAAGGAACAACCTTCTACGGGATATATTATATCATAAAAACAAAATTTAATTCAACTATAAAATTCCTGGCTCTGGTTTTTCTTCCACGACATTAAAATCAACCGCGCCTTGAATGTTATAACCTTTTATTTTTATCTGTCTTTTCAAGTAATAATACATCGCCATTGACAAGTGTAAATCCGCACATACACGCGGCATTTTCGCATCTGGGTGCGCCAGGATATAGTTGTAAAAATCCTGTTCTTTTGGCGACAACGGCTTTTTTTCGGGCTGTTCTGGCTCGATATTAACATGTTCGCCTATATATGCGTCTTCCATTCGTTCGTCCAGGGAATCGGGCTTTGATTTAGTTTTATCAACATCTTTTTTTGGGACGCGTGCTCGTCTGCCCGATTTCTTTTTCTTCGGCTGTTCGGTATCAACCGCTGGGTGTGCTGTCGGTTTCGGGGGGGCTTCAACAATATCACTCCCCACAATTCCGTATTTGCGTATAACATCAGTCAATCCAGGTGACAGGTCTTCGATTGTACAATCTGATGACACACCCTTGTCTTTAACTCGTTCGATAAAATCCAGCCCAGCGTCTGGATTGTCGGCAAAATAGCCAAACACTAATTTAACAAAATCATTTGCTTTCATTTCGCATCTTCTTAAATTCAACTGTTTTCAATTCTTTTAATTCCACCTGCCCATCAGAAAAACCCGCAACGGTTGATATAAATTGCGCGACACGGGAATTAATAATAACAATATCGCCAATCGCGGCAATATCGCGCAGGTTGTGCTTTATTGTGATAGTGTCTTCAAGTTTTTTTGATTCCGCATACCAAACAGTAAATGCGCCCGCCGTGGCGACCGCGTGAATGATATTACTCATCATCTTTCTCCCATGTACCGCAAGATTTCAAAAAATCGATAATTTTATCAGCATTTTTGCGCTGTATTTCGCGTTCTGGCGGGGTTATATCTTGCGCGCCGTTAATGTACGCCTTAAAGCAAATTTCGCAGTAAAACACATCTATAAGCGGGATATAATACCCATATTCCACATCTGCACCACATAAATCGCAGGACACGAATTTATCACGATATGCGATAATCTCACGCGTTGTCAGATATATCGCCTGCGGCTTGTTCGCCGTTTGTATCAGTTGAGCCATCTGTTGATTCCTTTTGCTTGTAAACCTGGGAAAAAGATTGTCTTACGGCATCAGTTACCGCCAAATAAACGGACATGATTGCTTGTTGCATGGCGCGCGGTATGCGACCAACGCGCCGAATAGATACATCAAGCAAATCGTTATTATTTGGATTCGTCTGAATCTGAATGATTATTTTTGTCTTCATTTTTGTCGCTATAAGTTTTTGCCAAATTAAACATTGAAGAAAAAGCCGTTCCATCTGGGTCTTTTTTTGCAATTATCCCGAACAAATTGTACGCGGCCAATATCAAATCATAAATATAAACATCCTCCATTTCTACATTTATAGAATCAAATCTTTCGTTTTCGTCTTTATTTATTGTTATAATAATTTTTGCCTTTTCTGTCATTTTTCAATCCTTTTTGTTAAAAAAGTTTCCAAAATACTAAATTTCCGGCGTCATCGAAACCAAATTCAACCGCCTGTGCATCGTCAAAGTCCGCGCCAGAAAAAGATTGTTCGGATTCTGGTCGACAATCGAATTTCCAAACTTTCAACACATCAACGCCATCTCGCAAATCAACCCACGCCAATGTTTTAACATTTTCGGGCTTTGTGGTCGCAAATAAAATATCGTATTCGCCGTCCCCGATGCCATTTGAGAAACAAACGCCATTTACAACAGCCGAACCTTTGTCACAGATATAACTACCTAAAAATTTTGTCATTTTCGACTCCTTTGGATTGCATTTTATATCAAAATTTTGGCTTTGCAAGTAAAATCTTACGCGATTATTCACAAAAAACATTTTATCAGGGAAAATCAGGGAATTTTTCGGGCAATTTTGTCGGGTGTATTTTTACAGATAAATCCGCAATTGCAAGCGAAATTTTTAGTATTTTGCGCGCCCGTTTTATTGCCAACTGGATTTTTTCTTTTACAGTGATGGCAAAGGAGAATCAAATGCAACGATATAATGTCCATCAGCCGGAATTTCTGGCATTATCGTTTTTCGATACTGTGGCCGCTTTGCAAAAAATCCCCGCAGATAGATTTGTGGCTATTATCAACGACTTAACCAGTGCGACACTGATTGACCGCTGGGAAAGTTTGCGGGCTGGCGAGCCGTCATTCGCCGCAGGGGACGCGGTATTTTCAAGCGACAATCCCGATGAAATGATCTTTTGGCGCAGGTGCCGCGGGGCGCAAAAAATGATATTCACACGGTCGAATTATCTGCCAAATCGCGGGTATTTTGTGTCCAGTAATCAACTGGAATTTGACTTCGGACCGAAATCTTGATTTGTCAGAAAAGCACGATAAAATAAAAAATCTCGAAACAAAAGGAGTGAAAAAATGGACAAAAAAAGAATTGAATTAGAAGATGCTGCTAACGAAGTGATTATGCTTACACAGACGACAGTTGATAGATTGTTTGAAATCTCAACAGATGCGTATGTTTTGTATAGTTTTTTATACAAAACCGCAAAATGGCAAAACAATAACAAGGTCTGGGCTACCAAATCTTATATTGAAAAAAAATTAAAATGGGGTAACAAACGCGTTGTTGCCGCGAAAAAACAGTTAATAGAAAATGGGTTTATTGAAACAGTTGTAGAAAGAGACGAATCAGGCCGAATTTCTCGGTGGAAAATCCGTCTAAAATATTTGAAAAAATCCAAAATCACCACTGGTGTCGAAAGCAACCGGTGGCTACAGCAACCGGTCGATGGAGCAACCGGTCGTCAAGGCGACCCCATAAAACTAGATAATAACAATGGAGAACTGAATAATAACAGTGGAGAACTGAATAATAACAATGATAAAAAAATATATCATCATGATGATGGCACCACTGGTGTTTTTTCGCCATCTGCGATACTCGCTGGGTGGAATAATCTTGCAAAACAATCGAAGCGTTATAATATTCCTGCGTTGAAAGATATCACCCCCGAACGAGCAGAGGCATTTGCTCGAATTATGCAATGGCTCGGCACGGACAATATCGATGATTTTTTCTTCATTGTGGAAAAAGCCCTTTCCACTTCGTTCTACCTGGCTGGGAAAACGCTGGTATCCGAGGGGAATGACTATTGGTTAGAAGATAAACCGGTGCGAGGCGCGAATTTTGATTTCTTTACAGATCTTGAAAAGATGCGCAAGGTTTTGGAATGGGAATACGCTGATGGGACGCGTTTGGAGGGTTGGTATCAAAAACACCCAGAAGACAAGGACGAATTCCCAAAAAGATAACCCTGCAAGGAAAGGAGATATAGATGTTGCTAAACAAGTACTTTCTGTGTCCGTGGCCAATTCAGTTTTTACAAGACGAATTGTCCGGGATATTGACGGGGGACTTTGTCATGCTGGCAATGGGAAGCGGTGGCGGTAAATCTACTTTTTCCCGTGCGCTGGTCAATAAGGCCCGGCAACATGGCACACCGGTCGTCTTGTATTCGTTGGAAGACGAAAAAGGAAAATACGCAATGACGAATGTGTATTATAAATATATCTCTGCTGGCGGGACGATGAATTACCGTGATTGGTTGCTAGATAAAACACTTAATCCCGGCAAATATGAGATGTTTTTCCAAAAGGCGGCGGACGAAAGCATGCTTGAAAGCAACGGCCTGCCATTGGTAACAACGCACGAAGACCCAAATTTAACCATGAACCAGGTTATGCGGCAAATGCTGGTGGAATTAAAAGCAGGATATCGGCTGTTCGTCATTGACCATGTGGATTGCCTTTGTCCATCTGAACGCCCTGAGGATATGGTGGCCACAATGACAAGATTATGGAACTTTGTATCAGAATATCAGGCAACGATTATAACTTTTTCCCAACTTGCCGGTCGGCGCAATATGCAGGCACTATGCCCAGCCCTGGACGATTTGCGCGGCAGCAAGGCAAAAATATTTAAGCCAACTATCGTTCTTTCGCTTGCAAGACACGATTACGGATTATATACTAACTATCCAGGCAAACCAACCTATTGTCGAATTTTGAAAAATCGCGACAATGGTCAAAACAAGGCGGCAGTCGTGTTTTTCCAAAATGGTGGATACTTGCCGGATTATAAAATTGTGGATTGTAATGAATCCGGAACCCGCATAGATGGCGAAACAATGGCTAGTTTGTCAAAAAAATTATACTGAGGTTAAAAAGGAGCAATAATTATGAACAATTACCCGGCAAGATGGAAATTTATTTGTGATAAACTTGATAAGATAAAAGACCCAATACTGCGTAATGTCGTTCGCGCACAATTAGCAGAACGCGCACGGCGTGAATGGGGATTCGATCCAACAGATAGCGCAAACAAAAAAAAGATTAAGAATGCCGCCCCGACACTTGATCCGTGGGAACAAAAATTTTCCAAAGCAATCGATGCCGCAATAACTTATGGCGTTAAACCGTCCTTTGTTGGCGAAGAAACAAAAGAAGCCCGCGCCAACATGATGGATTTTGTACGCCACGGCGGTATGCTATCCGAAATCCCAGATCATATCCGTTGCGATGCTATCGATAACCTGTATTACGATTGCCTGGAATCTATCCACCGCGATACAATCGCAGCAGCAGACAATTTTATCCAAAATTACCAAAATAATACAAAAACAGATGACGGTTTAATCCAGAATAGCGATTAAACGCGTTTTTATGGGGTCTAGACGCGCGAAAAGGGTCAAGGTGGTATAAGTACCCCACTTTTTGATAAAAACGCGCGTACGGGCAAAAATAACGCAAATAACAAAAAAATGTCTAAAAAACGATAAAAAATAAACTCGTGATGCAATGATGATGTTGATGTTAATTGGGCAAATCTATATAACATCAACATAACATCAACGGTAATTTTTTCTTGTTTTTTTTCTTTATTCTTTCTTTGGTTCTTTCTTTCTTTTTCTTTTTTGTATTCTTTTTGTTTGGACACTTCTGGTCAAAGTTGGTCAATTTTGTCATCAAATGTTTTTTCTTGACGAACAAGCCGTTAATCTGTTATCGTCATCATGATGTTGGAATACAGATTGTTCTTTGAACCTGTTTGTACTTCTTACCAGAATTCTGGACAGACATCTAACCGCGTCCATTCCCAAAAACAACGGTTGCGGTTCAAACAAGAAGTGTTCCCCCAGATGCAACGATGGCCACGAATTAAACAATTCCCGTTATGCTTTGATTTTACTTTCTTTTATGTTAAAGAATATACCGTCATGAATTACGCTATAATGGCCGATTGGATTATCGATTGTATGGCATTCCTTGGCATTTTACAGGATATTAATCCAAAAATTATCGCCGAAATCACGATCCGCGTTCAAGAAGTCCAATCTCATAGCAAAACAGGCGCATTGATAAAAATCAGTAAATATGAGAAAATATCGTAATATTAAAACTTATGTTGGTGATGAATTGCTGGATTCGAAAAAAGAAGCCCGCTGTTATTCAACACTTATGCTCTTACAGCGCGCCGGTGCAATTCGCGATTTACAACGACAAGTCCCTTTCGTGCTTTTAGATGCCTATACAAACAATAAAGGCGAAAAAATCCGCGAAATCAAATATTTAGCCGATTTTGTCTATTATGATGTACAAAAATCACAATGGACGGTTGTTGATGTAAAATCCGCCGCCACTCGAACACAGGTTTATAAAGTAAAAAAGAAATTATTCGAATACAAATACCGCGATTATGTTTTTGAAGAAATGTAATTGACAACCCGATTTTTGTATGATATGCTTTTTTTGCTCATGAAGAGGGCATATCTATATTTGCTTCTTTGTTTTGAGGGCTGAACAGTCCCCGCGTTTGCGGGGATTTTTTTGTGGCCAAAACAAAACACGGCTTTTATTTGGCCAAAACACGGCTTTTATTTGGCCAAGTTAAAAAATTTTTCGGCTTGGCAAAAAAACATAAGTGCATTTTTTGCACATTTCCAGATTTCCGCGCTTTATTTTGGGTCCGACCCAAAGGGTCCGACCCTCCGACCCATTGACAAACCTTTTTTCTTGCAATACCACAAATCCGTGTTATAATGTCGCTATAAAGGAGTCGAAAATGACAAGAACTGAATTTATTAACAAAATTGCAAAAATACAACAGACGCTTAAAGCGCCAAAGAATCAATATAACAAATTCGGCGGATATTATTACCGCAATTGCGAAGATATACTTGAATCCGTTAAACCATTACTGGGCGACTTGATTTTAACCATTAATGACGAAATTGTGCAAATCGGCAACCGTTATTATGTACGCGCCACCGCAACAATTACAGATGGCGAACACGAACAATCGGCAACCGCGTATGCTCGCGAAGAAGAAAACAAGAAGGGCATGGATTCCAGCCAGGTCACGGGCTCGACATCTTCGTACGCCCGCAAATACGCCTGTAATGCTTTATTCTGCATTGACGACAACAAAGATGCGGACTCTGACGAACAAGCAAAGCCCGCACAACCCAAATTGCCATATCCACCAACAAGCGTTATCGCCGAAATCAATGCGTGTAAAAAAATCCCCGATATTGCCGCCATCTTGCGCAAATACCAACCAATATACGATAACGAACAATTGTCGAAAGTGGCAAGCGAACGCAAACAGCAATTGTTGGCTATTGAATCTATTCCTGATTCATTGCCGGATTTTTTACAATAGGGGGTACAGATGGCAACTTATAACGATGTGCTGGCTTTACAGGATGCAATATTCGATGCTTTAATCCCAGACGAAAATGGCGAAATTGACGAATCTAAACTTGACCTGTTATTGTCCGCCAAAGATATCGCAATCACCGAATGGTTGGAAAAAATGGCCAAAGTCCGCGCAAATGTTATCGCGGATATTGACGGTCTTAAATCCGAACAAAAACGTATTGCCGAACGCGTGCAAGGGGCAGAACGCAATCTGGACACAATCGAAGCCCGTATGCTTTCCATGCTGAAATTATCCGGGCAAAATAAAATCAACGCTGGTACATTCAAAATCGGCACACGCAAATCCGTATCTGTCTATGTACAACCAGGATTTAATAACGCCGATTATATGCGGGTTAAAACAATATCAGAGCCGGATAAAATCGCCATCAAGGACGCGTTAAAACAAGGCGCAGTAATAGATGGCGCGTATTTAACAGAAAAGGAAAATTTGGCAGTAAAATAGGGGCAAAATATGGCACATAAATTTGAGTGGGTTATAGATTTATTAAAAAGGGCGCACGAAATAGGTTATCGTTCGTCAATCGCGGGCTTGACCCTCGCAGAAGCCCAACAGTTACACGAAAAGTTTTTAACAGCCGCGGTTGAATTAGCCGAAAAAGAAATTGAAAAACAAAAGGAAAATAAAGATGAATAAGAAAATACAACTGGGCACAATGCGTATATCCGCTTTTTGGAACGAAAAAGAAAACGGCCGCGGATACTATTTTGTAAATATCACTAAATCCGATAAAGATAAAGACGGCAATTGGCGCGAAAATACTATAAAATTACTGTTGCCTGATTTGCTTGTATTGCGTGATCTAATCGGGCGTATGGCTGACGAATTGGTTAAACCAGAAGAATTTGTAGCACGCGCGCGTACGCAACAAGTAGACACAACCGCAATACCTGACGAGATAGATTTTTAAACATGGCAACAAAACATAGACCACACCCCTTAGTTGTTGAATTGTTCGAACTGGGGAAAGAACAAGGAATTACCCCAGCGCAAGTATGCGCACGCGCTGGCATAGGGACGGCAAATGTTTATAAACTAACCAACCCCAATATTTTAACATTAGGGCGGCTGGCGTTCGTCATCGGCTATCATCTTGAACTTGCCCCAGGCGCGTACCTGCCCGATAAGTTTGGAGAGTCAAATGCAATCCAGAACAAAAAAATTATTGGATAAAAACGGTATAACCACAACTGCATATTATACCCGTATATCACGCGGCTGGGACCCAGAAATTGCCGCAACACGATCATGTGAGAAATCTCGTGCGCGGTATTATGTAAAGCATAATAATCAATCCAAAGTTATCGTGTTAAAATCAACCCGCGCAGTTGCGGAATACCTTACTGATAAATTACATTACACCGTCACAAAAAATACCGTGCTCGGTCAAATATATCGCAAAGGGTACGCAACTATCGCCGATTATCGCATCAAAAAAAAGGATATAAAATGAATATTGAAAAAATCGTCTGCGGTATTTTCTGGGCAATCGCAGTTATCTTTATCGTTATCGCCGCAAATAACTATTCACAATTGCAGAAAGCCCGCGTTATAATCGCCGAACAACAACAAATTATAGATAATTTCCCGCAACTTTGTAATGATGCCTGGGAAACATATGGGTGTTAGAAATTATCCCGCAAAACATTATCAACGCGATTATACCACCCATTTTTGTATTTTTTTAGCCCTGGACGCGCTTTTATTACTTCATCGTAGTACCCTAGCCACTTATCACAAAACGCGCGTACACGGGCATCTATATCGCCAATACGGCATGCTTGATGCGTAATGTTGCCATATTTGCCATCATCTTCAACACCGCACGCCCGCTGTAATATTTTTATCGCCGTTCCTGCCCCGCAATTTACCGCACATGAAAATACCGGATAACGCAATAAATTTGGCAATAAATCACACGATGCCGCATCCCAATATCTTCCCTTATACACGGCCGCAACCAGTGCCATAAAATGCTTATCTGCGCGCGCCATTGCATCTAATTTATCCAGCCCTACTCCCTGCTCTTTCCATTTATCCAATATCCGCCAAATCGCCAAATCTGGATTTTTGTTCCGCGCCAGGCCACATATCGTCTCGCCCCCCGGATCTTGCCAATCATTCGTATATCGCCCCTCGGCCAATCCAACCAATCTATACGCATCTGAAAAATTCATTACTCCCCCCCATCGCAAAATTTATTGTGTGCCAAAATCTCATCAACCAATAAATCTGAAATCACCACAACATCGTTTTCTGTTAAATATATCGCGCCAAATGGACAAACGGGTACTGTCGTGGTTTTTGTGCACCCCGCCATAATTACCGATAGAAAAATTATCCATTTTTTCATTTATTTCTATTATGGCAGAAAAATAAAATAAATCTCAATAAAAATCCCCCATTACGGGGGACAGTCTCCAAGTTTCATAAAAAGGTGAGTCGAAAATGTGGAGACATTTATATATTATCTTTTACGACCCATTTTGTCAATGCTTTTCTTTTATCCGCCGCACTTGTTTTGTGAATTTTTTCAATTATTTCTTGCTGTTTTTTCGCAGTTGTTTCGATAATCTCAGCCCGCGTTTTTTCACATTCCGCAGTCGCCATATCATAACCTCGCGAATAAATGTAATGAACGCCCAAGCCAATAACACACACGCAGATAATACCGATAATCCCATACAGATATATTTTGCGAATAACCACATCGTATGCCTTTTATATTAATGTGTGGCGGTCAAAGAAATGTAGAGTTTGAATGAAAAAAGACTTATCGCCACACGCCACTACTATATTACGCCAAATTTATCTTTGCAAGCAATATTTAGGATACCTAAACGCAATACAATAATCACATGGATTATATTCCCACACAAGCCAGTTTTTCATTGCATCACGCAAAAATTGCCTATCACCCGCTGATATATTCCATGTCTCTATCGCCCTATATGTTAATTCCCAGCGCATATCATACCACTGGCACGGCAATAAATCCCGCTTTATCGTATTCAATAATTTGTGCGCTGGATATATATTATCGCCACGCAACGCTATTTTATGAGGTAATTTACTGCGCGGATAATAGTGGTCGCGCGAAAACTTACCCGCGGGTATCGGCAACCCAGATAATATACAAATTTTCTCTTGCATGTTGATTTTTATTCGTTATAATATATATATCCTTTATGAATATGGCATGTGAATAACAGAACGGGGGTTTAATTCCCCCGTTTTTTATTTCTTGCAGAAAAACTGCACATATTGCAGTATCGCCAGTATTACCGTTTCCGTTGCACTGGCCACCGCTGCACCGTCCCAACCCCATACTGCACCAATACCAACAACCGCAGGTGTTAAATATGTGATTGTCTTTTTTACTTTTTCCAAAATTTCATACATTTTTGCCCCCTTTTTTTTACACAAACATCTTTAACAACTCAATAATGTCCTTGATGTTTGCTAATCCCAATATTACGGCCAGATATATAAGCGTCAGTACTGCTTTTTTCGTTGTGCCAAATAACGCCTTGAACACATCGATAACCAGACGATAACGGGTTGCGTCTTCTCTATCTTTGTCAATCTTATTCGCTAAACCCGTTATCTTATCCAGTATTTCCTGCGTTCTTTGTTTGTCCGCTTCTATATGGTCTTTGAACTGTTGCGATAATTTGCGCAAACTTTTTGCAGTTGCCAAAAACGCCATCTTTGCCCCTTTGGTCATATCTAAACCAGCCGTCTCTTGTAATTGCATAGCGTTTTCCAAATCATCGCACATCTTTAAGCCTCTGTTGTTTCAGCAACCCAAGTTAAAGTGCCATCAATACATTTTAACACAAAAGTACCTGTTTGTGCGGGGACTGTCGCCGCGATTCCCAATGGGCTATCAGCAGTGCCACTGCCAGTCAGCGTTGCGTCTGTCTGGATTTTGCCCCAACTTGCATTTGTGCCATCTGTCGTCAGGAATTTGCCAGCATTCCCCGTTTGGTCAGGCAATCCAGGTTGAACATTAACTGGGACCCAACTCTCATTTTGAACAGTTTCAGATTCCGGCGTATAATCTACATTAAATTGAATCATACCTGTAGCGCCATTTGGCGTAATTGTAAAAACTGTTGCGCCAGCATCATCTTCATTTGACATATAATATAAGTTGCCATTGTATTCAATAAGTGGCGTTAACACTTGGTCTTCGATATTGTTAGTCATTACTTTAAGAGACTGCATTTCTAGACCCATGTTCAACAGTACATTTTTCAAAGCGGTGAGATTGACAGAAACGGTTGCCGATGTTGCTTCGCCGCTAGGATATGCCGTTATATTACTAATGCTTGCGCTTTCCGGGGAAGACACTAATTCGCCTGATGCTTTATAAAAATAGCCCTGCTTATAATCGTCTGTATTAGTGCCTATGTATTGGATGATTTTTCCCAATTCAAGAGCCGTTATCGTTGGCATTTCGGCCAACTGTATTGGCTCGTCTCCTTTATACACCGGATAAACATTCCCTTCTGACAACCTTGGACCATCCGTTAAGTAAAAACTCGCGCCGGCTTTGGTCCCGAAGAAATTGATAGACGCAGAAAAGTTCTGTTCTTCCGACAACTCAGTTTTTGGATATATTTCAAAAGCATCACCATAAAAGCGCATTTCCCACTCAAGATTTGAGAATATGCCTGTAGACTTTTCGCACAAAGCAGTTAAAACGCCCTCGCCAACCACAACATAAAACACCACGTAATCGTCATTATTGTTAATACTTATTCTATATGTAAAAATGCTTGAAAATTCATCATGACTAACCGGGTCTTGTGTTCCGTTGTAAATATAGACAGTGGGCCTTTTGGTCATATAATTACTGTTGCCCGATGAATCCCATTTATTGGTCTCCGCATAAAATAATTTTAAACGAATTGCAGATGGCGAACCCGGGGGCTGCTCGCCATAATTCATATAACTAGAAAACTCAACAGACGTCTCTTCACCAGTGTCTAAATTGATTAATTTAGACGCTTTAAAACAATCATTTATTACACTGCCACCAACCCTGTGCCCTATTGCGCTGGGTTCTATGTACAAATAAACGCCATTATCTGCCAAAGAAGTTTTAGTGCCAATATATGCGCCGTCAACTTCAGCGTTGCTTGATGACACTATGCGAAAAAAACTATCCAAGTTTCCTTGATTTGGCAATTCATTCCCACAATAAACAATTTCACCATAAAAAGAATTCTGATTCTTTGTAAAATAAATCGCGTATACCATTGGCAGGCCATAATCCGCTGAAGTTGCGGAACTGACATAGATTTTATAACGACCATCTGGCAAATCCAAATCCCCCAGCCTATAAACCGGTGCTATTAAGCTTCCTATTGACGATGTGTCTGGGGTCACAACATCCCAATGAATTCCTAAGGGATTTGTAGCTAATTCTAAATTGCCAGATGACGAAACCTGCATCATTTTGCCATAATTATCGACGCCTTGTGCAACGTTTAATTTGTTGTTTATCGATTGCTGCAAGCCCTGAACCTGTTCGCCCAATTCGGACTCGTCATTTTTCAATGTCGTCAGATGCTGGGTGATTGTCGCCTCTTCTTCTCCAACGGTCGCGGTAATATTATCGCCCGTGATTTCCACATTTCCATCAACCGGCTGTACGCCATTGACACTCGTCACTGTGCCTGTGCCACCACCGCCACCTGCGCCAACAACACGCAAAGCGCGTTTGCCCTCGCTATTTACGGTGAACACATCGTCATAATTTGCAGGCGCATCCGCTTTTTCTGTGCCATTTACAACACGGACTTCCAATTCGCCGGCCGCATTACGCTGTAAAACATCTGAATTGTCCATATATCTCTCCTATCGCTTTAATTATCCCTTATCGCCCGTTTTTTTTCAAGCGACTGTTAAACGATACAGTTTCCCATTTAACCAAAACCCAAGATAATTATTGTTAGAAATTACGGGCAATACGCCTTTTACAACATTTTGTAATTCATCAGTAAAGGATGGTGCAGAAACAACCGAATCTTGAACCTCGCCCGTGTTTTCATCCAGCATTTTGATAATGCCGTTATCATAAATTATATATAGATTTAACACTTTTCCAATTAAAAAACATTTTCCTGACACATCGGCTGTGTATGTCCATATTGCGTCATCTTCAAATTTACTTTTTACAACGCCATCGGCGGTGGTACGAATTATATAATCGCCATCACGCAATAAATTATAACTGCCCTGCATCCATTGGTTGGTTTCTTCACCTGTTCCATCAACAGAATATGTTCCCCAATATGTGCCATAAACTGCTCTTGTTTGAAACACAATTTTTGATTCGGATAGTTTGTAAAAACGCGAAACGCCACCATCAAAATTTTTCTTTACATCGTTCAAAAACCATTCTTGCTCCGTTGTTGTATAACTTGGCATTCCGGGAACTCTATGAATGGATGTATAAGTCCTCGCGACAATACGATAGTCGCCGCATTTAGCATATAAATAATAGTTGGCCTGACCATACGGGTCACCGTCAATACTTACCGCATCTGTTATCGTCAGTCCCCCATTTGCGCTAAAATTCAAACAATTGCCGTTTAGCCCATACGTTGGGTGGATGGCTCCGTCCTGCGCAAAATGGTCAAACTGTTTGCTATAAGCCACGTATATTTTTGTTGTCCCGCCCACGGTTGTGTCAAAAACGGGATTGTTCCCATATTCGATAGAACTAACCCAATATGGATTGCTAATATTTTCTATATTAAATTGGTACAATTTTGCGGCAGTGTTCCCGTTCGTTGATATATATACCGAATTGTTGTTTATCCAAACGGGAACAGGCGCGCCACTAATCGAATCCGGAAATGTAATATTTATCTCGTCTATTTTTAATTGTGCCCTATCCCACAAAACTTTTTTCTCGCCATTTATAAATGTCACGCCTTTAACCAGTTTCTTTTTGGCACCATTAATAAATGTCACCGGCGAATTCCCCGGTCCTGTTATCTGCTGCATCTGGCCATTTATCCGAACTTTTAACGTCATTTCTATTGCTCCACAATCGCATATATCGTGCCATCAACACCACTATCAGGCTCACTATCTACAATCGCTATATTGCGTATCTGTGCTGCATTTTGGTCGGCCAACGTTCCCAACATCGCAAAACCCTGCGGCGATACACTTACAGGTTGCCATGCACTCGTATCCGTCAATGTGCTGTTCGTGTTGTTATCCGCCAAAGATGCAACCAAATACTGCGGTACGCCATTTTGTACATACCACAACAACGCACCCTTTGGATACCCGCCAATCGCCGCAGATACCGCACTGTCAAATGTCACATAATGACCCGATTGTACCGCATTCGCATATTCCGACAATATTGACAAAATGCCATTAAAGTCCATACGAACTGGTGGAATACCGCCATCGGCAACATCTGTCGATGTTATCTCTGGGAATCCGTATTGAAACGATGCGCCATTTGCCGCTGTCGGCTGTGTCGCCGGGATCTGATTCTTTTGTCCACCAGATGCCCATAAACTCGGTATTAATGTCAAATCTGCTCTGCTCGCCATTATCTCTCTCCTTATTGATAAAATGTACCACCTGGGTCGGCCGCAGGATCATAATCGTTGCCCTTTGTGCCAAAACCAGCCACGCTATTACCGTCCTTATCGTGCATGCCGTCAAACCCAAATATCTTTGTGTAATCCCGTTCGCGGTCGATTATATACTGTACCCCAGATGGACGCGGCAAAAAGTTATTTACAAAATCATTACTGAATAATACCGCAATTTCCGGCGTTAATTCATCGGCAATATATATAGTCACCGTCATGTTGTAATTATCGGTTATCTGTACATTCAGGTCAGGGAACACTATTTTGAAAAACTTATTTAATGACGCAACAGAACCGTCAAAGGTCAATGTATATATACGCGCCTGCAATAACCGCCGATATTGCTCATCTGTAAATGGCACTATTACGCCGTCATTGTTATATGTCGGACGCGGTGTTTGCAGTAATTGACCCCACATAGCCAGCCCGTCAGAATTGCATGTTTGCAGATTGAATATATCGTCTTTCACGCTATTCCAAAACTCGGTTATCGCCGTATTCAAAAATTCCTGTTGGTCGGCTACCAGCGCATTAAAATTTGGCGCGTCCTGATATTGCCACAAAATTATTTGCGACAAATTGTATTGAAAATTAAAATCAAGCGTCTTCGGCATTAATTTATAACCTCCACCTGAATATCAGATACATCAATGGTCGCCTTTTGCGTTTCGTCCAATGTTATCGTGCTTGACGATAAACTGCCATCAACATCACCAATTTCAACATTGTTAATCAAAATATCGGGCAATTCGCTTGATACCGCCGCCGATATTTCAAACGGCGATACAACTCCGCCAATCTTTAACCCATCAACTTCGGGATTTTGCCCGTTTGCCCAATTAACTATCGCATTTACAACCGCGCCCTCTAAATCGCTACCTGTATATCCCTGACGCGTCACAGTGATATTTATAGCCAACGGTCGCGCCGCAGGACGAGCAAAAAATACATCATACGCTGTCCCGTAATTCGGGTCGGTCACCGTGACTTTTTCAACAACCACACTTGGATCGCTACTTGCGCCACAATACCCCGCGCCCGCCGTTTTCTTATTATACAGTACTTGCGCTATTTCGTTTTTATCACCACCATCAACCACGGCTAAAATGCTATGCGCTGGTACAGTTATCGTATCGATAGTCACAGCCTGATTCGTGTAATTATCATAGCAATATGTGGATAATACGCCTGGCAATGCTTCCAAATTCGCCTTAATCGCCGATAATACCGCAATACTGTTAATATTCAAACTGTTTTTAATACGCAGACGAAAATCCGCATCGGATTCCACATCTTGCCCAATCTGCGCACTGTATGGATTATTTACCGTCTCTAACCCGCCCACATTGTCCAAAATAATCGTTATGCTGTTTTCTGGACACGCAACCGGACCGCTTTCCTGCGCCCGTACTGTCGGCGTTGTACTCGCACCCAGCGTATAATCCGCCGTTAATGCAAATATCGTCCCCTGCGTGTTTTGGAATCTTGTCCCTGCCGGCACAAGCGTCCCAGGCACACCTCCCAAAACAACGCTTGTCGTTGTATATGTTGCCCCTTGCCGAGATATTAAAAATAAAGCCCCCAAATCGTCCAAAATAAAGCCACTGGCGCGGTTTAAGTTGAACATATTACTTATTGCCGCCATGCATTGTATCGTGAATGTACGGCTGCGCTGGAACATCTCAATTAGCCGCCCCTGCGGTGTCGTTGGCGCAGTATCTAAATTCTGCCCCCAGATTTCCTTAAATTTATTCTCGATTTCCGTCAATATAACAGATGTGTCAGGGACGATAACCCCGCGGTCTGTCAAATAATCGTAATATTGATTTATTTCTGCCATCTGATTAACCCTTTACTGTTATTTGTCCCAAATCCGTATCAACCGTCAGTGAAAACAAAAAGTTGTTGCCATCGATATTATAGCCCCAATCAACGATTTTTTGCACAAACGGCATATTATTAATCAATTCTAAAACTTGCGCTTCCCACGCCTTTATATTCGGCGCACGACCCATTATATAGCCCAAATAATTCACCCCGTCATTCAACGCATACGGATATTCGTATTGCTGCAATCGCAGTTGATTAACAATATGCTGTCTATACGCTTCCAACCCGGATTCCATACGCAGATTACCCAAATCGTCCAAAATCAGATCATTATTATCGTCCGTGATAAATCCAAGCATTTATTCAACCCCCCCAGTTGAGCCCGTTATTGTCGATGGCGAACCCTCGGCACTTGTGACAGGCACTGATAAACTGCCCACGCTGTGCGTATGTGTCGCCCAATCTGTGTCGTTTATTTTCACATTTTGCCCACCAGTTATTGTAATCGTTTCCGCGTTTATATTCAACGCGCTTTTACTCGATATCGTTATCGTGCCGTCTTTTATAGATATTTTCGTATCACCATCGCTTGTTTGCACAACCAGCGCACCATCATCAGCCGCGGATATATTCGCCCCCGATATTTTGTCAGGAATAAAAAATCCAAACTGGTATGCGTGCCGATTTAATATATTCTGCCGTGCCGGCTTTGCACCGCCCGCTATCGTGTTAATAAATAAAGACGGGTCTAGATCCCCGGCTATAATCCAACCGGTATCCCCAACCGCCACGGGCATTGAAACGACAATCCCTGCCCCGAAAGGATTATGAACCGGCAGTTTAATGTCAGCCCATTCAACAGTTTCCCATCTGGAATTTATCTGTTGGACGGCTGGGGTCACAACAACTGTATTCCTATCTATTACCTTGCTCACAATCGCAGGAATACAAGTTTGCAAACCTTGCAACGCACGCGCTATCGCCGCGTCAATGTATGATAATATATCAGTCGCAAACGGATCGTATGTAAAATTCTGATTATTGCTCATTCGATATTGCTCCTGTTTGCGTAAATGTCGAGGCTGTGGCACACTGCAATGTGCTATACCATTGATTGCCACGAACTTCCCCATCGTGTTGAATGGATGTCACATAATAATCCCCATTGACAATCGGCACCCGTTCGCTTTCTAAATGTATCACATCGCCACAACGAATATCCGGATTTAATATTATCTGGACATTTACACCAACCGCTGTTGGATGCGGATACCCCACCATGCCAGTATTTTTATTTATTAAAAATTTCCTGCCATATTGTGAAGAATATCCAGGCGACCAAATGTATATCTCGCTGTTAAATGTGCCGAAAAATAAACTATCAGGATTATGATAATCACTGCCACCAACCGCACGCTGCAATTCTTTTAACAAATTCATGGGCGTGCCTGTATATGAATATTCATTTATCTTGTTATTCAACCATTTGTTATTATCGCGCAACCATTGCGGGCAATTCACATTATAACCCATATATCCAGCGCAAGTTTCCACTAAATTCCAAAAATTCGTGTTGCTTTTTTGAAAATTAACATTCTGGCTCATCCCATCGACATCTGCCATCCCGTTTATGCTTAATCCAACATCAGGATTCCCTTCCGGCGGCGCGTCTATTATATGTCCAGAAAACAGTAATGATAAATTATCATCATATCCCGCCAATAATTCAATATAACTGCGTTTGTATAACCAGGACGCAACAGATGTTGTTAAGAATTGTAAATCATCACGATTTAAGTTGTATATCTCGATCCGCGCCTGCGCTGGCATCCCCGTCTGGCTAAATGTCTTAACACTAAATCTGACATTTAACCCATCAAGCACTTTCAAATAATCCGCTGTTGCGGTTGTCTGTCCGTGTTTTTCTGGAAAACGAATAATTGCGCGGCGATGTCTCATTGTATCTGTTCAACCTCCCCAGGCAACAAAAACAACAATTCTTGCGTATTGTTAAAATTCTTATAATACGGATAATTACCGTCTAACGAACGAAACCAAAACTTGCCATTTTGTGATACATAATTATACGGATTTACCCAGTTGTTAGGCGTGCATAATTGATTATAAAATAACAATTCATCGTCTATCCACGCCGACATATATGTAAAATCTTGTATTGTGCGCAACTCAATACGATATAATAAATCATTCAATATTATGCTGAATGATTGCTGTGGCTTTGTCTCAATTGGAACTACTATCATACTAACCCCTCCTGCGCACCCAACAAATCTATAAACGATACATCTGTGCCCATTTTCCGACCCAATTCTTCCATATCCGCATCTGACGCATTCGCACACTCGTCAGCCGTTATTCCTGTATCAGACGCATTTGTGTATTGCGGCAAAACTTCCAAAACTTGTTCTAACTGCAAATCTATTTGTGGTCGGTCAATTGACGAATTTTCTAATTTGTGCGGCAATCCAGTAATTACCATGTTGCGATACATCGCAAATTTTGTCTGTAAAATTATGTAATCTTTGTTGATGTAATATTTTTCAATATCCGCATAAATACGCGAATATAACGCAGTCGGCATATTTATCCGTACAGTTGCTTTTATCGGGTTGATTATTGCGTTATCTGTCACAACTTCGCCCGTCTCAATCGGGTGTTTGCACAAATCGGACGAGATATTTACATCAGCCGACATATAACTGATGCCGTACATATTAAATCCGTTTATATCCGATAAATACGGCACACCAATACCAGTAAATAATTCTTCTAATGCCCCGTGTTCAATCAACGCATCTATTGCCGATTGTGTGCTTATACCGGCCGCAGAATCCGCACCTATATCACTTAATTGCGAAGATAAATCACCCGATGGTTGCTTGAATAATATAACACTGCGCAAATCTAATAAACTGCCAACAACCGTTTCTGCCAAAACAAGCGGATTTTTAAACAAATTTGCCATTACAATACACCTCCCATCAACATATTCGGCGTCATTGTCTGAACACTGCCGTCTGATTGAACTGTTGCACCAGGTATGCGCCGCCCATCTGGCATAATTAAATCAAGATTTACCGTATTGCCAGTATGCGTACTATTATCTATATTCGATGTACTCGGCAATCCCCAATTCGTCCCCAACCCGTGCGTCTGATTATACGCAATATCAATTAAATCCGATGGCGCACCCGCAAATACATCACTTACTTTCGGGTCAATCAACTCCCGCCCTATTTCCTGACCTATTTCTTCACCAACACGGGCTGCACTTCCGAATATGGATTCGTTTTCTTTTGTCCGTTTCATCCATTCGTCAAACGATATATCGCCTGTTATTAAATCCCATGTGTCTGACAAGAATCCAAGCGTTCCGCCGACCTGCTTTAAAGCCCACTCCGCTATCGGCGCAAGTGATGCAACAATCGGCTTTAATACTTCCAAAACATCACTTAAAACAGGGATTAAATCCGCTGTTATTTGTTTCCACAACTGTCGCAATTCTTGCTTATTCTCAAACAATTCATCACTGTTGCGCTGGACATTCTCATTCGATAAAACTAATAACTCACGAACGCGTTCCTGTTCGTCAATTAAATCTTCGATGCTTTGCTGCAATAATATTATCATGGGCTGACTGGATATACCAAAACCAGACGCAATGTCATTTATCGCAGACGCTATCCAACCCTCGTCTTGCCCAGAATTACGCAGATTGTAAAACGTCCGCTGCAACGCCATTAGTATCTGGTCAGCCGACATGCCGGGCGTTAATTCCAATCCATATTCGTGATACCGCGACATCAGGCGTTGCTGGTCTTCCGTGACATTGCCCCATGTTGCCATCTGGTACGCAATATCATTCATAGCCTGATACACTTGCGCGGCGTCATTCATATCGCCACCATAGCGTTCAAGCATCAAGCCCAGCGTTTCAATATTTCTAGCACTTTCACCGGTTGTTATAGATAAATTGCGCAACGCACGGGAATCTTCCGCGGTCTTGAAAGCCGTTGTTATTGCCGCCGTGGCCGCTGCTGCCGCCGCAGAAACCAACCCGAACGCAGTCGCAAGCCCTAATAACGTACTGCCCAACCCATCGGATTTACCCGCTGAGCCCTGCATGTTAGAGCCTAAATCATCAATCTTGCCGTTGATGTCGTCTAGCCCTTCTTTTAATTCCGCAAGGCCTTTTGTCGTAAATTCTATATAAAAATTCGCTAGTTCATTATTCACGGCTATTTCCCTGGCTTTTTGCTCTGCATACGCTGCATATCTTTCCATACATTAAATCGCGGTATGGCGTACGCTTCGTATATATCCATGGCGTCTTCCAAGGAATATATTGTTCGCAGATCTTGTAAAGACGCCAATCTATTACCAACCAGAACACCAACTAACCCGCTGATGTTCTGATATTCTTTATACTGCCGCCCATCAGACGCTATTTGTTCGAGAAATTTAAGGGGGCGGCGGTTTCGAAAAAACCGAAATTAAACTCAATAACCTCTTTTTGCATCCGTATTAAATCATTGACATCAGTAATATGTTGATTGACGATTTCTTCATTATCCAATGGCACAACACGCCCATCGCCCAAATCAACATCTACATAACGCAGTAATTTATAAAATGCTTTCTGAATCTCACCGATTCCTTTATCGTCCGCGCCCTTACCGTCCTTTAACGCCTGTTGCCCACTGTAATAACGCAATGAGGCATCGTAGGCAACAGTCGCGGGTGCTTTATGCAAAATAAAGATCTTGCCGCTTAAAGTTAGTTTTTTTTCGTTATCCATAGTTCTCTCTCCTTTCGTTTCGTTCATAATCTAAAAACTATCAATTGACGTTATTTTCGAACACCATCCGAAAAGTACGCGTCTTTGCCCGACCATTCGCAGAATAATCCTGCGCCGGCTTTCCGCCGATAATATAACCGTGGGTCAAAACATCAATTTTCCCAGATGGATGTTCAATTGTCAGTGTTAAAACATCCTTGCTGGATATCTTGTTTTTTTGCGTCATATTCAACTTAAACAAGTTTTCCATATTTTTACAATCGTCTGTCCCAGGAATTAAGTTTATATCCACTTCGCAAGGAACAGCCGTACGCCACACGACCATATCGCCATTGACGCCCATGCCCGATTGCATAATTGTCATATCTGGGATATTCAAACTATCACCATCATCGGCAAATTGCGTCATCGTAAAACCAGTCGGATAACTGGGCACTGCAACCAGTGTCGCCTTTATGCCCAACGCGGATATATCAACTGCCATCTTTCTCTCTCCTTACTTAAATCATTATATCACGACCATCAACATAATTGATACTGTCGCCCTTGCTATACACTAACAAATACGATACTTTGTATTTCTGCACGCCATTATCAGTATATTTCACCAAATCAGCCGTCACATAATATCCGGTTGATTGAACATTCATCCATGCGTCTTCATTGCCTGTTAATTGTGTGATAAACGCCTTTTGTGTGCTATCCAGTGTTTTACCCGGCAAGATTACGCCGTTCGACAATGCCAAAGTGATGGATTGTGTCAATTGCGCCAAGACCATCGCAACACCTGTCTTATTGGCCGGCAATGTATTCAACGCCACACGCAGATTCAAGATATTAACCGCGATATTGTCCTTTAACCACGCTTCGTTAGCATATACGCCCATATCGGCTATACTGCCCTGCAAAACGCCGTCCTGGTACCACGACACCTGCTGACCTGCCTGCTGTGTTGCGCCGTAATAATTAACGCGCATCGCATCGTACATATTCGCTTCTGTATCGGTCACAACAGATGGTTCTACGCCCGTAAATTGCTGGTACGCCATGTTGATTGCGGCGTTCGGCTGTGTGTAATCCACGGCTGCGAAACGGGACATCGGCATAAAGCCCGCATACGCATTGAATTTATCCAGCGTCACCGCTACGCCATCGTAATTTTGCACTGCCGTCACAATCTGCGACGCGTTATCAACTGTTGCGGTTATACTGAACATATAACGAACATTTTGCGCGCTTGTCCATTCCGCAATCGCTGTTATATCGGCTATTGGCAAATTGTCCAAGAAACAGAAAGTAAAGAAGTTATTTGACAATTCCGCAGACGCAGATACTGTTTCCAACGCTGTTGCGCCATCTGTACCATCGGACAAAATACCGTTGTCCCAGCCCAACAATACCGCCACAGTACCTGTTGCCTGGGTTAAAGTTTGTCCTGCGGCAGTTTCCGGTGTCGCCAAAACAAACCGTTCATTTACAGCATCATATGTGACAGCCATACCATCGCCAGATACTGTGCTAGTTAATTGTGTGGCTACGGCCTGCAATGAATCCGCCGCCGATAAATTTATTGCTGTATATTCTTTCGCCTCGCCATTTACGGACACATTCAACGTACCGGCTGTTTCCGCCTGCAACTGTGATAATGTTGCGGCATTGCGCCCGCCGATTAACTGTGCGGCTGTGGCTTCGCTAGCATAGCGTGCAAACGATAATTTTTGCGGTGCTGTGCCGTTTTTATTCGCTTGGAAGTATTTGCTAGCAAAAGAATATTCCGCGCTTGTCGTGCCGAAATAATCGCCAATAGACGGTAATGCGCCCAACACCCCGCCATCGAATTCAACCACTTGTCCAGTTGGCACAAGATAGTTGCTTGTAAATACGCGACCTATTAAATCGCGCTGGCCGACTGCCGCTTGACCGCCAGCAGCCGACACAATATTGATATATTTAGATTGTGATATCGCCATTCTGCTCTCCTCTTGTTTTAATTTTAATCAAATCCCTTTTTATTTTCATGCGCTTTTTTACACTGGGTGCGTTTCTCCATCAACTATGTCTGTTTCCGGCAAAAAGCCAAAAGTCCCCCGTCTTTCAACAATTAATTCAAAATCAAACTGTGGGAATTTTTCGATTAAACCGCTATCCGTTTCAAAATCTATATCTCGAATATCTGTCGCACGGACAACATCAAGCCAATCAACCGCAGGTTCGGCTGGGTTATATGTTAAATTCGCCTTTAAACCAGACGGGCTATTAACATACGCCTGCATCTGCATAATTGCATCTTGCGATGTAAAAGTATCGGTGTAATCGGTTTCGTCTCTCTTTCTAAACGCGGACACCTGAACTAGCCAACTTTCATACCAAATATCAGGATTGTTCCAGGCCCCAGACACACTTGTTTTATAATATTTTACCCCCTGAACGCCAATACGCCGTTTAGAAATGACGTCAAAATATATTGTCTTGTCTTGCACTGCTTGAATAGACGGCTGATTGGCTTGAATGCACTGCCAGCCCATTGAACGGACCTGGCTGTATAATGCCCGCCGCAAAATAAACATAATTTCATTATTGAACCACACTTTTGTCGGCTCATTTGGCTTGATATACGGATTAGGCATAGTTCTTTTTCCTCCGGATAAATATTCTGTTCCAATCTTGCCCGGGATAGCCCGACCATTTATCAGAACGAAATATGTTGTATTCTTCACCATTTGCGCCAATAATCACATCATTCGATTGCAAATCCGCAATGGATACCGCATTGCCGCGCAAATAACACGTATATATATCACCAGTATTCGCAATCCCCAGTTTGTACAATGTATCATCAGATGCCGGCTGTATACTACCATCAACCGTTATTGGGTCAGCATATACGTTTTGCATAATGCCGATCGCATTCGGTGATAACCCAATCCACTTTTTATATGTTATTTTCTGCGTTGGAATAACCTGTAAAGCCGCCGCCAATACATTTATCATTTCCGTATTTCCTCCGCTTGATAACTTACCGTAGCGCGCATAAAGCCCGTATCTATCAACGGGTGTGTGCGCTTTTTACCCGCAACATGAAACGATTTACCGCTGGCACTACGCAACCAGCCACCGTGAATCGTTATTGGGCTGTTGGCAGGCGATGTTGTCGCGTCTATCTGTCGTTGGATCAATGCAATAACATACTCACCAAAGCGTTCCAAAACTTTCATTGTGTTTGTATTATTCCGCAACGATAATTGATACATTGCGCGTAATTGTTCGGCCAACTGTTGGGATTTTCCATGCGCCACCGGTCGCATAAACGGACGCGCTGGGATTGGATATTTTGCGGACGGCGTGCCGAATTCATTCCATCGCGCCACCTGCGCAACAGAAACACCATCATCATATTCCGTATCAGAAAACCAGCCGACACGAACCACGCCTTCGCGCAAATTGTCGATATTATACCGCTTTTTATCAATCCGAACATTTATCGCCGGCATTATCTTATCCCCCATACCCGCGGATTCCCCACATAATATACCCCTGTCGGATTATTCGCGGTCAATAAAGCCCAATACTGTTTGCCATACGGCGTACTCTGTATCCATTGCTCGAACGCATCAGCCGCAATTGGCGCAACCATCTGAACAGAAACACCGTCAATTGTTGCACCCGCTATAATACCGCCAGAAACGCCCCCAGACGCGCTTATTGGGTTGCCCTGGGCATCTACCGCCGACAATGTTAAAAGGTGGCTAGCCATCAATTCTATGGCCAATATACGCGTCTGCTCAGACAAGCGGTAATTCTGGGTTGATATATACGATTGTGCCTGTGTTAAAAATCTTTGCAAATAGCCATCGGGGTATGTTTCCGCGTTCGCAAATTCTGGAAACGCTTCACGCCAATCTTGAACAGTTACAACTACTTCACTCATTTTATCATACCCCTATATTAAAATTGCGGGCGGGCTTTCTTTACCCATACCCGCAACAAGTTGATTTTTGTGCGTTTTTATTCTTCGCCACCGACTTTTGGCGGTTTTTGCCCCGCCTTTTCAAAATCTTCCGGCAACAATTGCGCAGAGCCGTCTTTTTCTACATACCCGTCTTTATCTTTCTGCACAATTTCCGCTTGTTTATCGGCTGCGCCTTTGGTCTTTTCAATACTCAACCAACCAGCGGCGACATGGCGTTTAAACGCCGAATGCCCTTGTAAAAACTTCAAATCTTCTGCGGACACTTCCGTAATAACACCAGCGGGTGTTTCCAATGTTTTTTTATCAACAACATTTGCGCCACCTTTAATTAAAACGGATTTTAGACGCTTGTTTTCGCCGTTGCGTCCTTTTGTCCAACTTGTATATTCTGTGCTTTGTGATGCACGAGATATAATGTACGGCATTTGTTTCTCCTTTCGGTTTATTTGCGGGATTTAAGCATTGGAGAGACACCCCGCAAGATATCTCTCCAACTGGCACAATTAGCAGCCAGAATAACGAACAACTGCAATTGGCACGCGCAGCATTACACCAGCCGTTGCATTGCTGTACGATTCTTTGTACCCCTTGGCTTTTTGTTCAACACCAACCAGGCGCAGAGCATCTTGCATATACTGCCCGATAACTTTCTGCCCAGCCAATGTTTCGGCCATCAGGTACGCCACATTATCGCCAGAATTTGCGCCATCTAACTGGATAGCGGATTCAACACGGCAGTTCGGATATGTTTTGTGCAACCAATCCAAAACAGATGTGCCACCCAACGGATTAACAGTTTGCAGTGCATCAACCGCGGATACTGCCAACGCCAGAACAGACGCATCGCGTTCAGGCTTAAAGTTATTGCCTGTCTGCACACGCAGTTTTGCCATCATCGTCTTAATATCGGCGGTGATTTCATTAAAGGTTTTGGTTGTCCATGCTGTTTCGCCAGACGCACCATCTGCGAATGTGACATATGCCGGCAGGTTCGGATCATTCAGCAATCCATATGTACGGTTGCCACCTGCGTTATAACCATTGAACGCGATATCGTTCGCGCTGATAGCCAACGACAAGGCCGCCGCATTACGCTTTGCACCACCTGCATCAATACGGGCTTTGCTAGCGCGGGCTTCTTCCAATCTGCCGACTTCAACGTCTTGTTCAAAACGCACGATTGTACGGGTTTCATAATTGACATTGTAATCAGCCAAATTCAGATTAGTCTTATCGCCATATGGGCGTGCTTGGCCAGCGTATTCGATAACCGGCTGGACGATTTCTTCATCTTCCCAAGAGCCAGCGAAATCACGACCCAAGATAGCGTCAGCGTCACGAGCAGCGGTGACAACTTCCACCATTTCGGGGATCCAGAACTGCAAGAACTGCACGGGCGTCATCATAGACGGTGTAGTTTGCAGAGCAGGTGCCGCGTCCATAGCGAATGCCTTAAATTCTTTCAAGGCAGTTTTATCATAATGAATACCCAGGGCGTCTAAAGTTGTAGATGTGGTTTTTGCCGCACCGTCCAGCGTGATTTTATACGCTTTTACTTTATCGGCCGGGATTGAAAAACTAACATTTGCTTTCATCTATTTTCTCCCTATTTACAGTTTGATTTCCAACACACCAACTTCATTTGCCGCGCCTGTGACGAACAAGAATTCCGAATTTGGAATTTCGACACAACCGGGAACGGAACCCGCTGGGGTACCCGCCTGAATTTCGCCGGTAGTAGTGTTGTAATATGCAGAATTGCCGACAGCGATTGCGGTGCTAGATTTCACGATAATATGACCCATGCGGGCGATTTGTGCGACTGCGCCTGCATTAAAGTTCAGGGACGCGTCCAGTCCGTAAATGGGGTATTCTTTGGAATTTACGGCGATACCGGCCAAAACGCCAGTTCCACCCAATTTTACTTTTGTCGGGTCTGCTGGATCGACTGTATAGAACAATCCAATAGCACCAGATTCGACAGTGTAAGGCGCGACAGAACGCGGTGAATCGTCATAGAACGAGCCAACAACGCCGAACGCCAGTTTCTGATTAACAGTACTTTGTAAAGCCATTCTCTCTCTCCCTCTTTTAATAACTTACGCCAAATATGCTTTTAATGCCGCATCGGCATCAACGGCGTTTTTCTTATTGAACACATGCAGACGGGAATCACCTGTTGGTTTGGCATCATCATCGTCTTCATCTGTATCATCTTCGTCTTCCGATTCTTTCTTTTCTTCATCAGTATCGTCTTCATCGGTAGTTTTCGAAGATTTAATTAAATCGCCCAATTCTTTGATAGCGGCCAAAACATCGGACAAAGATACATCTTCATCTTCTGCTTTCTTTTCTTCGTCATCGTCTTCGGATTCTTTCTTTTCAGAATCATCTTCATCACGAGCACGGCGACCACGGCGGATTTTGCTATCTTTGCCACATTTATCTGTGGCTTTCTTTTCTTCTTCGACAACATCGTCTTCGTCTGTGCCGGTTTCAGATTTGGCGTATTCGGATTTTTCCAGCAATTTCGCGATTGTTTCGATTTTTTCGGATTCCCCACCCTCGAAATCGGAATCAGGTTTCGCGGCAATTGCCATGATTTCCCGGATTGCTTCGCGTTTATCTGCCATTTCGTTCTCTCCCTTTGTTTCGTTATCTATATTAATTTTCTCTGAATTCTCGTTTTTATTCAACACATTTTCACAGGCCATAAAATCTGTTGGATTTACATCTATGCTATCCATGGCGCATTTATGGTCGAATACGCGGACATCAGATCCGCATCTTCCTGCTTCAACGATAGCGCAGTGATTACCGCGCATATCCGTTTGTATATAATCGTATGTTTGGCCGTTATACACACCCGGCTGTTTTTTGTATTGGCACATATAACCCAGCGATAATTCCCGGACACCGGATTCAATGGCTTCTTTCATTTCGTCAGAATAGACGGCAATATCGCCGTATAACTTGCCGGTATTTTCGTCAAATTCCACATTGGAAATGATGCCTTGCACGGGTCTATCGTCTGTGGAAGTAAATCCATCGCCCAGCATTTCATGTTGCAGGATTAGGGGCTTTGGTGGATTATTCCATGTATCAACGGATTCGCGCAATGTTTCGGCGGGGCGATATACTTTATAAATTCGATTAGGTTCGCAATCATCGGATATATTACTGCCGAGATAATCGAACACGCCGACTGCGGATATAGGGTTATGTTTTATAGACCAATAACCATTATCATCAACAACTTTTGCCATTATTTTTTTCCTTTGCGTTTTTTAGATTGTGGCGCGGCTTGTTCTATTTTTGACCGGCTAGCCACGATATATTGCGTAGATGGATAAAATTTAACGCCCATTTGTTTTTCTCCATTTCTTTTTAACGACTATCCGTTCCAGGACAAACCATTCATATTTGCGAAATAAACGGCGTATAAAGCGTTTTAATTTGCGCATATTACTCTCCCACGGCTAGCGTCAATAATCCCGCCTGTTTTTGTAAAAATGAGCCGATGCGACCAAGTATATCACTATCGCCTGCGCCGGCGTTTTTTGTCAGTTCGTCAATACGGGCAATAGTCATAATGATTAAAGCGCGCAAATTGCGGAGCAATCGGGTATTATCATCGTATGGCAAATCCTGGGGTACATATTGTTGTGCGCGGGTGTTTATTTCTACGCCGCGCGGGATTTCTGTTCCGTGATATGCCAGGATAGATTCTTTAATTTCGTCTATATAATCGGCCATAGGTTCTGAGATGTCATCGACCCATTTGTGATTTTGGATAAAATCAGATGCGCCACGAAAAGCATAATGACAATCTTTGGCGTATATTCTGATTGCTTCAAGCATCGAAATAAGGTCAATCATATAACTCTCTCCTTACGCTTGATTATACAGCGGTGCGGATTTTTATTCAAATAGTTCTTGCGGTATTTCGATAATACCTAGTTGAGATGTATTTGTATAATCTCCGTCCTTTCTTCTGGCGCCACCTTCCAATTCCCAGTTAAACCAATTTGCCCCCACGCGGCCGAATTGGTCGCCGTATTTGTAAAATCGATTGTATATTTTGTCAATTTCTGACGCAGTAAGCAATTCGGGGTTGGTTAAATGTTCTTCTGGGATATCGTTCAATTCATTTTGTTCCCGCAAAAAATTTATTTGTTGTTCGGTTGTTGCATTATTTACGGTCAAGTTCGTATAAAAATCCCCCCAATGATTAGACTTGCGCGCATAAACGGGTTTATTATTATAAATTCCAACATAATATTCAGAACTTTGCTGTCCGTGCCATGATGGGCTTTTGTAAATTTTATTGCGAATATCTAAATCATATAATGGAATTTTTTTGAAAGTAAGTTTTTCCTGTTTATGGGCATTTGCGACCCATTCATTAACCTTTTTGTATTTCATAAATTCTTTTATTCCCTTACGAAAACCCTTATAATTTACTGGTGCACTTTCTGGCGAAACGATTTCTGCCTTGGGGTTTATTTTTACATGTAATTCGCTTGCTTTGCGTTCTCTTTCTTTTTCGTATTCTCTTACATGAGCCAAAAATTCTGACACAGACGCCCTTTTTACAGCGGGCGTTTCCCCTGCTGGTTCTAACCCAACGGCCAATCCCCTTTGTTTTCTTGCGTTATAATTTTGAATATCCGATTCAGACAGTTTTACACCCAACTGTTTGGCAACATCTGGCCCGATGCGATTTTTGTTCAACCAGAAAGTTTTCTCGCCTTGTTGAATTTGTACAGACTTTCCGGACTCTTGCAATAATTTCACATCGGATTTGCCCGATGAAGAGCCCCCATTTTTATCGGTAAATTTACCATCATCATCACGCGGGTGTTCGGATTCGACAAATTCGTCCATAGTATCACGCAGGCGTACATAAATATCATATCTCATTTGTTTACCTTTTTATTCGTATTCGTCAATAACCGGCTCCATGCGACAGGAGCAGAAAGGCAAGCGACCAGGCAATCCGCGTTCGCCTGTTTTTTCGTCAATTATCGGCGGGTTATCTAGCGAAAAGATAAATCCGTTTAATCCGTTCGGGTGTCCGTCTTTTTTGCCAGATTTGCCGTCCCACACGCGGGCATGGTATGGGCGTGGTTCTTTTGGGAATCCGTGGATCCAGCGGACTTTATTTATGCCGACACTAGCCATACGGCGTGCGGATAATGTATTAAAAACTTTATTAACCTGGTCTGATGTGATTAACTTTGCGCGGCGTTCGGACATTTTACCATATTTTAAGAATTCCCGGCGCAGATTGGTTAATGTGCCTGTACCGGTGATAGCGCGGTAAATTGCGCCAGCGATGCGTTCGTGGTATTGATTAGCCACGGATTTAATCAGGGATACATTTTCAGCGATGTGTGATTTAATCGCTTGTTGCATGGGGACGGGTATTTTATCGCGGATTAACTCCCATCTTTCTTTTGCGATATAGTTTTTCAGGGCATTTTGTACTTGCAGGTTAGAATTACGCAAGACCTTATTAATCATATCTTTGGCGATTTTCTGTGCATTTTCGTCCAGGTAATTATCCCAGTAAGATTGAAGTTTTTTTAACAATTTTTCAACATCTGTGGATAACCATGCGCCATCAGCGTCCATAGCCATTTGCGGGCTTTTAGATTTATACAAATCCAGCAACGGCTGGTATGATTTAATCATATCACGGACGATAGCGGCGATTTTTCGGCCATACACGCGCTGTATTGCCACGGGCGGGACGAGGGTAGCCGAATTAAAAAAACGCTTTTGTGCGGGCATTATTCATCGTCCTCCAAAAAATCATCAACATATTTTATGTTTTTGGGGTCAAATACGATATATTCGTCTGCTATTCCATTCCCAGTATCTGCGTTGCGAATAATGACCCCATCGCGCCCCTGTGCTTTGTCTGCTTTTATGCGCCAATCTCTTTCTTCACCTACGCCAAGCATTTCGCCGTCATATTCTGCAACATTTTCCATTTTCAAATACACCCGTTTTATTCCTGGGTTGTCTATATGCGCTATAATATTAGTTCCGGGTATTGTTTCTATAACATCTTTTTTAGAAGTAAATCTGCGCGCAACTGCCCGACTTGGTGTAAAAAAATATGCATCATCTACATTTGAAATTGCGAAATTGCCGAATGTAGCGTCTGTTCCATGGTATAGTTCCAAGGGACGATTTTCATCATCTGTTGCTTTTGAATTGCCAAACCAATCCCAAAACTTTCGCGTTCCTTTTTCTGATTTAGATATTCTTGCCCCGCTACTATTTTCTGTTTTTTTTATATTGCCGTTTATTTTTATTTCATCTGGCAATGGCTGATATTTTGCTGGGCTTGATTCAGCGTGTTTTGTCCATTGGCCGTTTTCACCTGGCTGATAACCCATTTTTGTCCAAAACGCCTTCCCCTCTTCCGAAGTGACGGGAACTATTAGATTAGAATTTCGCATTTCGGCAACTTCAAGCAACGCGCGACCGATGCCTTGCCGTTTATATTCTGGCGCGACATTTATATGCGTCACATAATTTTTATTGTCCTTTTTTTTAATTGTAATGCCACCAATCTCTTTTTCGGCGTTGTTTATAACAAAAGATTCTTCGTTTGGAGATTCGAATCTTTCAATTTCATGACCTTTGTACAAGAACTTCTTGCCTGATGGAGAGCCCCCGTTTTTATCGGTAAATTTACCATCATCATCACGCGGGTGTTCGGATTCGACAAATTCGTCCATAGCATCACGCAGGCGGACATAAATATCATATCTCATCGTCATTATCTCCCAGCAATTCGTTCATTTCGTCCAGTTTCATTTCCGGCATTTCATCGGGTAAATTATGAAAGCGGGAATCTTCATTGGCGCGCAGGGCACCACGGACTTCTGACGCGTCTATTACGCCTGCCTGGATATATTGTGAATCCGTTGCCGCCTGTGCCTGTTCTATCTGGGCAACATCTAATTCGCTTGGCGTGTCTATCGGATTCCAGTTAATAACCAGATGTAAATCCTTGCCGTATTCGGACAAACACAGATATTCGTAGTGTTTTTCCAGAATTGCGTTAAAGTCATTTTCCTGGATTTCGACCAATGACTGTGCGTAATCTTTCATTTCATAATCGCCAGTATTTGCCAATCCTTTAAGTTGTGTCTTCATTAACTTTGTGACAGGCATTTCTGCGATTGCGGCGACCAGTTGGAATTGCGACATAACCAGCGCATCGAAATCGGCTAGTGAAGTATCTATCTGATTAATCTGGTCGCCTGGGTTTTTAATCATAACGCCCATATTATCGCGAACATTTAATATATCGGATAGCGTTTTATATGCCAATGATGGGTTAGCGGACAGGTTGTTGATATTACCGTCAATGATTAACAGGCGTTTAGTAAGTGCCAATTTCGGGGCTTCATTTGCGACCTTTTCGGCACAAAACACGCGTTCGTATATCTGTTGTGTTAATGGGACACCACCGTAATAATATACGGGTTTTAATATATCGGCAAGTGCGCCATTTACCAGTTTAACAACCCATGATTTGTGTATTTTAATTGAGCCGTTGATTATGTAATATTCGGGTTCATAATATCCGGCTTTGTTTGGACGGGACACGCCATCGCCTGATAACTGGTATGTGACCCAGAAGGGCTGAACAAGCGTCATGCCGGTATAAGTGCCGGGCTTGATTGATGTGGGCGTATATGGTTGTGCCATTTGTTTTGACATATCGGTTGAAAAGGTTGGCACGGCCAGTATTTGCCCGAACATCTTTTTATAAATATTGGAATCACGGGCAATAGTTTTAATTTTGTATTTTTTATCTGATTTTTCTTTCAGTTCGTTTAATAGTTCTTGTTCTTCCTTATCGTCAGTTTTGTCATTTTTGTCGGCATCTGGGTGAGCATAGTGTAATTTATAATCGACAGCGACAGCATCGCGGGCTGGAATTTCGCAGGCCTTTTTTATGTACGGATTTTGTGCTAACAAGGCGCACGCTTGCCAACCGATAAACGAATGCGAAAAGAACGGCATCATTTCAATCGGCAGGTCGTCTTCGTACATTGATGTTTTAATCGCCGCGTCTTGTGTTGTTCTATGGCCGTTTTTGGCAATAATGACAGAATCCTTGACTGTTCGCGGGAATAGTTTTTGTAATAGCCCATCGCGTCCGTCTTCGTCCAGTGTAAAATATTCGCCCAGTTTTTGTAATAAGTCCAGTGGCGAAGTTCTGACAGTATCGTCTGATGGTTTATATAAAATTTCGGTTTTTTTGCTTTGTAAATTATCTCGCAAGGTTGGATTTTTAATTCGTTTCATATATCACTCCCCCGTTGGATTTATTTTAACGGCGGGGG